GTATCTGTATCTGGTGGTACAGTCCAACCACCTGAAGAGTCTAAATATTTACCAGCAGCAGCATCTCCAGCAGTAGGTGCAGGTGCTAAACCAGCAGTACCCCCAGAACCACTATCACCTACAAAGTTAGAATAAGTAGTGTTAGTATCTGTAGGTGTTGCCCAAGTACCATTATCTTTTAAGAACTTACCTGTATCAGTTCCTTTAGGAACAAGACCGTGTTTAGTAGTTGAGAAGTCTAAATCAGTATTATCATCAGGTGTTGCTAAATCATCTAATTTAAAATCACTAGCGGTATAAGTAGTGTCTGTATCTGGTAGGTTATCAATAGTAATCTTCTTAGAAGTACCACCATCATTAATTAATAATTCTTCTGAGCCAGAAGGGGTTGTCTTTTCTGTTAATGCGGATACTTTAACTGTTGCCATTTGTTACTCCGTTATAATATATGCGAATGGTGCGTGTTCTGCTAAGATATAAGCTCCATTCTCAGCCATAAGTTCTTGAGCTGTGGTAAATAAAGGGTCTGTAAATCTTTCTTCTTGTCTTCTATTAGCAAGAACAGTTAATAATTTATGTCTCTTCCAATAACCTCTACGTGCTGGTGGAAATCTTTTGATTAGTTGAGTTGTTTTACCCTTACCCATTACAATCTATCCTCCATCTGCTTACGTCCAATACGTCTACGTTGCTTAAGAGAAGCTAATTCATCTGTTACTTGTTCTACTAATGGGTCAAAAGAAATACGTCTAGCTATTGATTGTTTCTTATTAATCTTACCTGTCTGTGTCTCTACCTTCTTAGTACGTACTACTTTCTTTAAATCGTTAGGGGCCGACATAAGACCAGTGGGGTCAGCTACTTTAATTGTGTTGGGGATGTCACCTTTACTGTGTGTCTTAGATTTTAATTCTTTACCTGTTTCTACTGTAGGTTTAGAATATGTCTTCTCTGATACTGGGTCTAAATCTTCCTCAGGTTGCAATAATTCATCTAGTAGTTGTTGTAAATCATCTACTTCTGAATCAAAGTCCACTTCTGGTTCTTTAAAGTTTAGACTGTTCTCTTCTAAAAAAGCCTCAACATCCTCTGGTGATGCACCTGGATTTTCTAATCTATAGGCCTTCTCAACCATCTGATTATAAATCTTAGCTATCTTATCTTTAATCTTCTCTAACTCTAATCCAAAGGTAGAGTCTTCAAACATATCTTGTATTAACATATAGAGCCTATAATTAGTTAAATAAAACCCCCTTAGAGTTCACTAAAGGGGCTAGGGTTTAACTAACTATTTATCTGTCAGTTACGAAAGCAAAGCCAGAAGCGTTGCGAAGTTCACCTACACCGTAAATAGTGTCAGCAGTAAACAAGTCACCTAAATGCTCTTGCTTGTACTGAGTCTGTGAACGAACACCCATCTGCTCTGCTAGTGCTAGTGCATCCTTGTGGATAAGTAAACCAATATCGTGAGTAGTACCACCTAACGAAGTAGTAGTACCCATATTATTAGTTACATATACATCAACACCATAAATCATACCAACTTTACCAGTCTTGATTGCATCACCTGAACCAATATAAGCTTGCTCAGTGAAACGAGAAATACCTAATAAGTCAGTGTACTGACGTGGAGTTAGAATGAAAGCACGACCATCTTGTGGTACGTCTGCTAAGTCTAGTTTTTCAATCATACCTCTAATAGCTGCATCGCCACCAGAAGTTAATGTGATTGCATTACCAGCACTTGTTGAAGCAGTACGATCCCAGTCAGATAGAACACCAGCTGATGTGAATACTTGTGCCTTATCCCAACCAGCCGTACCAGTAGTACCATTACCACTATTCAAGTTAGCTGCTGCATTAAACAAATCGGTATCAACTTGAGTTGCTAGAGCATAACCTGCATCATCAGTATAGAACTTACGAAGTGAAGAAAGACCTTGTACTTCTACAATATCTTCAATCATTACTGAATATTCGTAATGCTTATCAATAGTTACATCAGTAACGCTATGAGTGTCATCTTGAATCTTAACTTGTGTGTTCTTAGCTTTAGAAGTTGCTGAGCCACGAACTGGAGTAGGGATATGAATCTGGTCGCCCTTCTTACCTTTGTGATTAATAGTTGTTACTAGATTTGCTAGTACCAAGTTCTTTTTGTAACCTGCAATTACTTCATCAGACCAGAGTTCTGGAATGAACTGAGCAGCTGTGGTTACGGTTTGGTTATTTGTACCAATTACACCTGTTGCCATTTTATTTTCCTCTTATATTATTATTATTATTTTACTCGCCCTTCAGAATATGCCTGATAGATTTCATCTGCCAGTGAGTCATATCGTCTAGGGTCGGTTTGTTTTAAACGTATTAAATCAGCCCTACGGTAGATTTTTTTACCTGCTGTGGATTCACCTGAAGCACGTGATACTCCTTTACCTGTCTTTAAAGCTTCCTTCCTGGTCTCTTCTTGCTCAGCATTAACCTCTTGTGTCTTGGAAATTAATTGTCTTTCTTTCCAATTCGTAATCAGTTCATCTGCTGCATCAAAGTTATATTGGTCAGCTTCTTGATACAAGCGTTGTCGTATCTTACTTCCGTTCACCCACTCCTGAAATCCTCCATCACTAATGATTTTTTGGAAGTCAGGATGTGTTTTTTCGAGTTGCTGTGCAGTCATATTAGCTTGTTGCTGTTGTGTCTGTGCAGTAAACTCTTTGAACTTCGGATGATTCTCTATAATTTTCCTTACCGATTCTTCGGGGTTATCATAGAAGTCCATCTCTGGTTCGTTGCTGGTAGTTTCTGTTGTTGGTTGACTTAGCTGTTGTTGTAGATATGAATCAGTTAACTTACGTAACTCTCCAATCTCCTGTCCCTTACGTCCTAATTCTTTCTCTAGGTTTTCATAAGCATCAGCTATATCAGCTGCGGACTTTCCTTGGAATTTAGGTGGAAGTTCTGACTCAGTGGTGGCCGCTTCTACCTGTTCTTCTTGTTCTACTTCAGGTTCTAATATAGAATCTAATGTATCTTCAGTTGTTACTTCGTTATCTGTTTCTTGTTCTACGACCTCAGGGTCGACTATTCTGCTACTCATATTGCTTTCTCCGTCTTATTAATAAGATTGTGGGGATTATAAAATGTTGGGGCTAGATTAAGTATCTAGATTTTCCAACGCTAGTTTGGTGCTTTCCTCCATATTAACAAACATATTTAGGAAAGACACCTGTCCTTTACGTAAGTGTAAAGTGTTTGTGTCCTCGATGTCATAAATCTTTTCAAGTGATTGTGCTAGTTCTGAAAACTCTTCAACAAGTTCTCGCCAGCCATCGTGTTGAAATAAATCTAGACGTTGCTCGAGTAATTCTTTATCTGTCATTAAGCCACCCTTGCCTTAGCTAGGTTAAGTAGTGTCTCTGACTGTAGATGTTCAACCTCAGGAATATTCCTATGAGTCTCTGAACGGATGTTCTCAAGCTTAGCCATCTTCTCTGCTAGCTCTAATTGTTTCTTAGCTAGAGCTTCTTGAGATACTTTATCACCTGCATCTACTTGTAGTTTCTGTGTCTGTGCATACAACTTACCAATCTCTGCTTCTAACTCAGCATTCTCCAACATAGCCTTTTGCATCTCTATCTGCTGTGCTTGTTGTTGTTGTGGATTAGGTTGTAACATCTGCTGCACTGCTGCAACTAATTCGTTTCTATTATTAAGAGCACTGTTCTCAAAGATACTAGTTAGGATAACACCAAAAGCAGGAGAGCCTTGTGGGACCATACTTAACATCTGAATCATCTGAGTAGTCTCTAACTCTTTGGCCATAATACCTAGTGAGCTATAAGGTCTAAACTTATAATCCATCACTGGGTATCTTTGTGGGTCAAACTGGATTCTTCTCCAGGCTACTTTATTAATCATAGGAACTAAGAAACTATCTTGGAAGTTCATCAAAGTTCTCTTCTGGCGTTTAATTGATGCCGCCTGTAACATACTCATTCCTGAGGCGGTAGAGTTACGCGGATTAGATAGGTTGCTATTGGCAGTATCCATAGCACCTGTTCCCATCTGCACCATTCTTTCTAGCTCTGCGGATTCTGTGAAGGTAGAGTTGGCTAGACTACCGAAGTTCAACGGCATCAAAACTGATTTAGGGTCACCGTTGGTAAGAATAGTCTTGCCTGGTCTGATGTCAAACTTAGTACCTCTCGGTAATCTAGTTGCATCAAGGCCCATCATAGGGTGTGTAGTTAACGCAAGAGTATCAATACGTGCTCTAAGTTCTGCATCAAGGGCCTTTTGTGGGTTATAACCTTTCTCTGTTACCCCTCTACCCCAGAAC